AGTCGAACGGTCCTGGTAGGGGTGCGCGGTTCAACGCCGAGCAGGACGTGTTCACGATGATCGACGGTGTGCCCGATCAGGACGCGTCGAAGAACATCAACTCGGTGCAGTTCGACATTCGCACTCAACAGCATCAGGACACGGTTACCGCTTTGGTGCAGGAGTGCCTGCGCCGCAACGGCTACTCGCTGTCGTCGTACGGCGAATACGGGCAGTCGCAGATCACCGCCACCGAGGTGATCGACCGCAAGGCCGACTCCGAGCTCACCCGCGACAAGAAGAAACGGTACGCATCCTCGGCGCTGAACTACATGGGTTCGGTGATGTTGGAGCTCGACTCGATCATCTTCCCAGGTGGCGGGTCGAAGCCGGGTCTTGAAGTCAACGCGGAGTTCCCGGAAACCTCGCAAGAGGACCCGCTGCGGACGGCGCAGATCATCCAAATGCTGGATGCTGCGTCTTCGATCTCGTTGCAGATGCGCGTCACCAGGGCGAACCCGGGCTGGTCTGACGAGCAGGTGGGTGAGGAAGTGTCCCGGATCGAAGCGGAAACCCCGCAGCACACGTTCCTTGACATTCCAACCACGGCGGCGTTCACAACTCCTGGCGCTGTTCCTGGTGCTCCCGGAGGGGATCTAGTTGACCCTGACGACACCTCAAACGGGGACTTCCAGCAGTAAGGTCGCCGCTGTTCTGGCGGGGCTGTATGCGCAAGCGGAGCAAGTCATACTCCGCGGTGTCGGTCGTATCCTCGGCAAACGCTGGGGCGACCCGACGTCCCGGTATTTGGCGGTGCGGAAGCTCGTCAACGGGGTAGCGCAGGAACTCGCGGTGAAGTCGCCGGCTTTGGCGCAGCAGCTCATCAGCGAGGCGACTCGTGAGGGCGCTGCGAAACCCGTCATGGCCCGCGAGAGCGCACGTGAAGGTGTTGACGAGAAGTACGTCCCCGGCGAAATCACCGGGACCGTCACAGCGTCACCCACCCCACCGCAGTTGCCGCCATCGAATCAACCACCGACACCGCCTCAGCCGCCCCTTGGGGGCAACGGAACGGGTGGTGGGGAATCACCGTTCGACTTCTCGAAGAAAACCTCTGAGAGAGCCGCGCAGGCGATCCTGGATGACCTCAACTCCGAGTTGGAAGACGTCCGCTACCGGATCACCCGCCTCGATGACGACATTTACAAGCAGATCGCACCCAACGGGGCGATCCACGCGGTAACCGACAACACGCAAACCCTCACGGATGCGATACGGGTCGCGTATCAGCAGTTCATTGACGCTGGGGTTACCGGGTTCACCGACAAAGGTGGCCGCGACTGGACGTTGACCGCCTACACGGAAATGGCGGTCAGGACCGCTGCGGCTCGTGCTAGCAACAACGCGCACATGCAGCAGATGATCGCAGCGGGATTCGAGCTGTTCACGATCCCACCGGACTTGCACCCGTGCCCGCTGTGCTTTCCGTGGCAGGGCAAGATCCTGTCGCTGAAGCCCGACAAGCGCGCGGACGCGACGATCGATGAGGCCACCGCAGCCGGACTGTTCCACCCCAACTGTCAGCACAGCCTGACGGGCTACATGCCCGGCATCACTCCCGAGCCGAAGCAACCCGAGATGACCGACGAGGAAGCGGCTGAGCAGTTCAAGAAGTCGCAACGTCAACGTGCTCTTGAACGTGCGGCGCGTAAGGCGAAGCAGAAGATCGCCTACTCCGACGACCCGCAGACGGTCAAGGACGCGAAGGAAGACCTCGCGGACGCGCAAGCCGCTCTTCGCGAGCTCGAAAAGCAGGGCTTCCGCAGAGCTCCCAGGCGTGAGCAGATCAACCTCACGGATGACAAGCCTGAGCACGGGCCGATGCGCACCCCGGAACCCCCAACAGGCGAGTTTGTGCCTGGTACGGATTTGCAGATCACCCCGGACGTTCTCCGCGATATCGAGATCGGTGATGACGGGCAGGGCAACTTCCCCGGCATGTCCCACAACGAGGTCGTCGATTCGATCCGTCAGGTGATGAACAACCCCGAATCTCGTGATACGCGGGACGGGGTGACGACTCTCACCGCGACCGTCAACGGCCGGCGCGTGCAGATCGTGGGTCAGCAACTCGCTTCTGGTTTCCGACTCCACTCAGCAACACAACTCTGAAAGGTCCCGTCATGGCGTCAGGCAAGATCAAGCACCTTCTGGTGACATGCAAGACCCGTGACGAGGTGAATCGGCTTGCTTCCGAGTACGAGTACATCGGCCGGAAAGTGAAGCTGAACCACAAGGATCTGACGGTGAAGGTGCTCACGAGGTGACATATGGAACCTCGAACCCTCACTCATTTGGACAGGTGTGACGCCTGTCAGGCGCAAGCTCACGTCCGGTTCGTCATAACGGATGACGACGAATGGTTGTTCTGCAACCACCACACCCTGAAACACGGGCCTCGGATCCTCGCTGAGCATCCTGACGTGTTCGTTGATGACCAATCCGGGGAGCAGTGACACCTGACCCTTGGCGGTGCGCGTTTTGCGGCACCGCGTACGTAGTTCCCTCGTTGGCGCGTGAATGCGCGGAGAGACATCAGGAGGCGTAGGTGGCGATTACCGTGCCTCCCGAACTCGAAGCAGCCATAGCCGACTCGTTGGGCGTCACCTCGTATGACGCAGGTTCGTTGCAGATCACTTTGGTGAACCTCGCGGACGCTGGAGTGAACACCACAGTCAGGTTCACGACCGTCTATTCGCTCCCACTGAAACGCTCCTGTCTCTGTATCAGGAGTATTTGGGGGACGGGTCGTGATCCACGTCGACCGTGAAGACGTGCTCGCCGCGATGGTGTTCCTCGGCATCGACACCACGGACGTTTTCCGTATGCGCATCGATGCGAAAGACGGTGTGGACGTGTGGCGTCTCCGCCACGACGACCGAGGACGCATCGAATACCAGTCCGGCCGGCCTCTCATCGATCAAGAGCATTACGGCATCAACACCGGACACCAAACCTTCTAGAACGTCGGCCGATCCGCAGGCAAGAGCGGGCAATACACGGTTTCAGGCGCACCGCATCGACGGTGAGCGTCAAGCAGAGGGCGAGAGGGTCTGACCCGCCGCCGACGTCACAACTCAATAAGGAGCCTCATGGCTGACATGCCTCAGATCACCACCACCGCCGATCTGAAGAACGCAATCCAGGCCGCAGGCATCGCCGCAACACCGGCCGCTGTGGCGCTCCGCAAGTGGATCTTCGCCAAGGCGAAGCAGATCAACGCGACGACGCTCATTCCGAAGTCGTGGAAGCCGGACGGAACCGTTTGGACGATGGCTTCCGATCACGCGTGGGACAAAGCCCACGGCATCAAAGAGGGCTCGCCGCAGGACATGAAGCTCGACGCTTCCCGCGGTCTTTCTAAGTAACACAACAGGTCCCCAGCGACCCGTAGCCAGGCCAGGAGCCTGTAAGGAGTTCACAAGTGAATATCGCACCTTTCGCCCGTCGTGACGTTGACGGTCTCGCCGTTGTTGGCCTGACGAATTTTGATCTTCGCGGGATCCGGTTCGAGGAAACCGACGAAGGCAACACGGGTGATGCCGTAATCGAGCCCGGCACCGTCGATTCGACTACCGATTCGACTACGAATCCGGAGTCAGACGGCAAGCCCGAGGTGTTCGATCGCGCCTATGTTGAACAGCTTCGTCAGGAAGCCGCGAAGCTCCGCACCTCCCGCGACTCGGCGGCGAAGGAAGCTGCTGAGAAGGCCGCTGAGGAAGCCCGTCAGGCGCTCACCCGCGAGCTCGGCAAGGCCCTCGGTTACGAGAAGGACGAAGCCGACCCGGCGAAGCTTCTCGAAGCGGCGCAGAAGGACCGCGAAGCCGCACTTCAGGAACGCGACACCACTCAGGCGCAACTCAAGACCCTGCTGCGCGAGAACGCCGTCACCAAGGCGGCATCACTCCACGGCGCCAACGCTGGCGCCCTCTCAGACTCGGTTACCTTCCAGGCGAAGGCAGCCGCTATCGACCCCACCGCTGACGATTTCGCAGACCAGGTGTCCGCGCTCGTCAAGCAGGCGGTCGAATCCGATCCCAAGTTCAAGGCAGTCCAGGTGGCCGCTACGACAGGTTCGGCGTCCACAACCCACTCCGGGGACACCGCGGCTGACAAGCCGATCACCCGGGATGAGCTGGCGAAACTCTACAAACAGCCCGGCGGGCAGAAGAAGATTCTCCAGCTCCAGCGCGAGGGCAAGCTACAGCACCTCGTGTCATAACTGAATAGGGGGCGTTCTCAGTGGCTATTGAGAACTTCATTCCCGAGCTTTGGGCGTCCGCGATCCTGGACCCCTACCTCAAGTCGCTGGTCTTTGGTCAGCCCACGGTCGTCAATACTGACTACGAGGGTGAACTTCAGGCGCAGGGCGACACGGTGCACGTCACCACTGTCGGCTACCCGACGATCAGCTCTTACGACAAGTCGACCGATATCGACATTGAGGACCTGTCTGACACCGGCCAGGATCTCACCGTCGACCAGGGCGACTACTTCGCGTTCCGCGTGAACGACGTCGACAAGGTGCAGGCTGCTGGCAACTTCCAGTCTGACGCGATGAACCTTGCGGGCTACGGCCTGAAGGACACCGTTGACCAGTTCATCGCTGCGAAGTTCCTCACTGACCCCGCGACGGCGAACAAGCTCGGGAACGTCACCGTCCTGGACGACGACCCGCGCAACATCACCACCGGCGAGATCACCGCGTGGCAGGTTCTGGTCAAGCTGGAAGAGGCACTGGACAAGCAGAGCGTTCCGACCGATGGTCGCTACGTTGTGATCTCCCCGGCGTTCCGTTCGGCTCTCCAGATGGATCGCCGCTTCACGTCGCAGAACGAGTCGGGCACGACTGACACTCTCCGCAACGGCCTTGTCGGTCGCGCGGCGAGCTTCGACGTGCTCGTGTCGAACAACATCGCTCAGGACAGCCTGGGCCGTGACGTGATCTCGGCTGGCGTTCCGGGAGCGATCTCGTTCGTGTCGCAGATCAACTCCGTTGAGGCGTTCCGCGAGCAGAAGCGCTTCGCTGACGTGGTGCGTGGTCTGAACATCTACGGTGCGAAGACCTTCCGCCCGGAGGGCATCGCTACCGCGAACGTGGCCGTCACCGGCTCGTACACCGCGTCCTAAGACGCAACCGAGCGGCCCGCTGGTGTTTCAACCTGGCGGGCCGCTCGCCCAACAACTTCATAGGGGGTCACGGTGGCTGTTCCCGTCTACGCGACGATTCAGGACTTCGCTTCGTCGGAGTTCATCGAGGACGACAACGGGGATGACATCACCGACCTTGTAACCCTCAACCTCCTGAAAAGAGCTTCACGGGTCATCCAGGACCTCACCAAGACTGCGTACTGGGTCACTGACCCGACAACGCATCTCCCGGCAGATCCCGACGTTCTGGAGACGTTGAAGGATGCGACGTGCGCTCAGGCAGCATGGTTCGCTATCACTCAGAACCCTTCGGGGTGGCAGGTGGGAATGCCTACAGCGACGATGGGACCGCTTACGGTCGGCCCTCGCACTCGTTCTGTCGGGTCGTCGGATGAAACCCAATCAGAAGCGAAGTATTCGCGGATCTCCCCCGAGGCCATTCAGATTCTCCGCGACGCGGACATGCTCAATCAGGCTGTCGGTTACGGTATGGGGCTCGGGTTCTGGAGTGCACATTGAGGCAGATCCCCAACTCATCCCTGCCGCACAAGAACGTGTCCTATCAGCCGTATACGGGTGACGGGGCGAACGGTCGCATCTTCGGCGCATCTGTGGCCGTCAAACGGGCTCTGGTGGTGCAGAAAGACACTTTGGTGAGGTCGAAGGACGGCGAGCAGGTCGTCTCCGGTACGCAGGTGTACCTGGACGCTGTGAACCCTATCCCGGAGAACTCGCTCGTAACAGTGTTCACCGGCACCCCGTTTGAGAAAACCGCGACCGTCATCACGTCTGAGCATTACGACTCGGGCAGGCAGATTCAGCCGTTCCTGGTGCTGTTCCTGAACTAAAGGGGGCGTCATGGCCCCGATTGAATGGGACTTCAGCGGCTTCCACCTCGATGAAGCATCCGAAGCTGTCCTGGCGCGTGTCCCAGCGGCGATCCAAGCCGGTCTTGAAGTCATCAGAGCTACCGCCGAACCAACAGTTCCGTTCGGCCCCGACAACGGGGGCCGTCTCCGGTCATCCGCCGAACTCACAGTCACCGGCAATCAAGGTCAGATCCTCTACCCGGGACCCTACGCCAGGTATCAGGAGTACGGCGTGTTCTACCGGCACGGGGTGTTCGGCGCACCGCTGAAGTACACCACCGCTGGTACTGGCCCGTTCTACCTCACTGGCGCGCTCATCAGAGGCAAACAACCTGCACTTCAAGCGGTGGGAAGGGTGCTGTTCGGATGAGCGACTACCGCGACCTGTTGAAAGGGTAC